CAACAATATAGATATTTGGATTCAATATCCTCATGAAAAACACAAGAAGTATAACAAATTACCAGTTGGAGTTCCACAACATTTAAAACAAAATTTACCAGAGTATACTGACAAGCAATATGATGTTTATTTTGGCGGACAAATAACACATGTAAGACGAGCACAACTTTCTGAAATTATGCCTACATTAAAAAATTCTTTATATAAACCAACCAATGGATTTTCTCAAGGTGACATGCCAAAAGAATATTATAAAAATTTGACAAGTGCAAAAATATGTCCAGCCCCTGCTGGTGCTATTGTAATAGATACCTTTAGATTTTATGAAATATTAGAAATGTTGTCAATTCCAATTGCTGATAACAAAAATTCAAAAAATGTTTACACTGATTTTTATAAGCAATTATTTGAAGAAGATATGCCAATAAAAACTGTTTTGGATTGGTATGAACTAGGTGGAATAATTCCAAAATTATTAAAAGAATACCCAAACAATATGCATAAAGCGGTTGCTTGGTGGATAAAATATAAAAGAGATCTTTCAATTAAGATTATGGAACAAATAAATGCAAAAAAATGATATAACAATTATAATGGCAACTTCTGTTATTCCAAGCCATCCTAGCACTAATATGATTGAAGAGACCGTAGCATCTATTCGAGCACATTTTCCAGATAATGAAATTATTATGCAAATAGATGGTTTGAGAGAAGAACAAATAAATCGTAAAAACGATTATGATGAGTATAAAAGTCGTATTTTATGGAAATGTTTACATGAATGGCGTAACGTTTTACCAATAATTTTTGACAAACACAGCCATCAAACAAATATGATGCGTCAAACTATACACGAAATTAAAACACCATTGCTTCTTTATGTTGAAGGCGACGCCCCATTAACTCCAGATATTCCAATAGACTGGAATAAGTGTTTGGACATGTTTGAATATAATAAGGCTAATACAATTCGTTTTCATTTTGAAGCGTCAATTCCAGATCCACATAAACACCTTATGTTTGGGGTTGAAGATGGATTTATGAAAACAGCACAGTGGAGCCAAAGACCACATCTAAGTAGAAAAAAATATTATAGACAAGTTGTATTACCAAACTGTATAGAAAAATTTTTTATAGAAGATACATTTCATGGTAAGGTACAGGACGACATATTGCCTTATGATGTTTTTAATGAAGAGGGTTGGGAAAAACATAAACTTTGGATATACCACCCAGAAGGACATATTAAAAGATCTTATCATTTGGATGGTCGTGAAGGTACAAAAAAATTTACAACAGATGATAATGTCTGGGGGTATAAAGAATGAGACTAGGAATTATAGCAAGATGTGATAATACTGGACTTGGTAATCAGACTAGGGAATTAGTTAACATGCTTAATCCTGATAAGATTTTACTTATTGATTCCGCTTTTTTTAATAATAACAAACAGCATCCTGAATGGTACAGCGGATATAATGTTCTTAAAACACTTAGAGGAATGCCAAGAACAAAAGAAATATTAGCATTTTTAGAAAATTTAGATGTTGTAGTAAGTTGTGAAACTTTTTATAGTGTAGACTTTATTAATCTTGCAAGAGCAAGAAATATAAAAACCATTCTTCAATACAATTACGAACTGTTTGGCAATATGACAAATCCAGAGTGGGCGCTGCCTGATGTTTTACTATCGCCAAGCCTTTGGAATATGGATATAGTCAACAAAAAGTTTGGATCAAAAACAAAACTAATACACCTTCCACCACCAACAGATACATCTTTGTTTGATAATATAAGACAAAATAACTTATCTAAGACACATAAACGCATTCTTCATATTGGTGGTAAAAAGGCAGCCAAGGATAGAAATGGAACTGACACCGTAATAGAAATGCTTAAATATTCTAAAGCAGAATATGAATTAGTTGTTACAACTCAAACCCCATTAGATTTTAATACAAAAGATAAACGCCTAACATTAAGCCAAGATAATGTAAAAAATAGAGAAGATTTATATAATGGATTTGATGCAATGGTATTGCCAAGAAGATATGCTGGGTTATGTTTGCCAATGAACGAGGCTTTAATAAGTGGTATGCCAGTCTTTATGACAGATGTTTCCCCTAATAATCAAGTACTGCCAGAAAAATGGTTAGTAGAATCTAAAAAAATAGGTGAATTTAAAACTAAATCAATGGTTAATATTTATGAGGCTAATCCAGAAAAATTGGCAAGAATAATTGATAAATACATTGAGGGTGGAAATATAAATGATTATAAAAATAAGGCTGTAGAAATAGGATTTAATAACTTTTCTGTTGAAGTTTTAAAAGATAAATATTTACAAATTATAAACGAATAAACAGAAAAGCCAGCCTATTTCTAGACTGGCTATCTGATAGAAGATAAATTACTTCTTTGCAGCCTTCTTTGCTGGTGCCTTTGCAGACTTAAGAGCCTTTGCAACTTCAGCAGCATCAGGCAATACGCCAAATGCTTTATCGTTTGGATTGATTGCTCTTAATGCAACAGGTGCAATCGCTGCTACAAGTGCTGCCCATAGATCTTTTGGATCTGTTACGCCAGCCATATATAGTGCAAGACCTGATGCAAGAACTGAGCGACCATATGATGCTAGCATTGCCTTTGTCTTATCGTTTATTAGTTTTTCCATTATTCCTCCTAGGATATAATTTGTGTTAGTATTGTAAAGCCAAGCCATAGTCCAACAATTCCTGCGACTCCCGCAAAAACTGGTGGTGCTGGCACTGGCAATTTGAATGCTGCGAACACGACACCGCACCCAAAACCTGTTATAGTTGATAACAGAATATCTTTCATTCTTTAAAACCCATATCGTCACTTGGATTTGTTGGATGATCTACTGGTGTTGGAGCAGTTGCTAAAGCCCCACACTCATTGCATTGAATATCTAAATGATAGTTAGAAATTGTGTATGTTGCTGGATCAAAACCAACTAAAGCCCTAAAAAGAGTTCCACCACATTCTGGACATTTGCAGGTGGGAATTCCCCTTAAATCAAGCATCTTTGTTTATGTTCTCTGTAGGCATAAGTTTTTTTAATTCTTTATATTCTTGAGAAATTGTTTTCATAAGTTTATGATACTCTGTTCCTTCATATGTAGAACTATATTCATCAAAGTGGATAATTTCTGGTTCTACATTTGATATAAATTTTTCCAAACCTTTTTGAACATCTTCAATATAAGTAAATGCCCAGTCTCTGGAGTCTGAAAGAAATTTAATAAAGTTTTCTTTGTGTACATCGTTGTCGTTTTTAAATTCAAAGTTATTCTTTTCAACAAAATCTTGCAAAGATTTATGGGATATAAATAATTTAGAGAATTCTTGTGTTAGTTTAGACATTCTGTGTAGGACAGACATATAGGCAATAGCAAAAGATAAAGTAAATGTTGCAAGAATTATAACAATAATGTTATTCAAGAATACCTCCATGTCTACAATTGTACTCGTTTATCCTGAGATTGTCAAACTGAGCGGGTAGCGTGAGTTACCCAATAATATAAGCACTTATCACAGCAAGGCTTATTATACTCACTCATAGTATCTCTATAGAACTCAGCATAATAGATAGGATCTTTACGATAAAGGTTAGCCCTATGTGTAATATTAATACGATTTATGTGTGGGCTTGATGCCATAGCCCAGAATGGCTTCTGAGTACCCCAAATTTCGCCACAGATAGCCTCTAGAGCGTCTATGTTGGACTCGTTCTTGTCTGTCTTAATACCCCTTGCCTTAGCCTCTTTAATCATGGTTTTAGCGTATGTCTTGAGTGAATACTCAGCGTTCTTCCACATCAATACTGCTGGATGATTGCGCCAAGCACCTGAAGGAGACTGACCAGACAAGACTTTAAGTATTTGATAGGCTTCTAATATCTGTTTATTTAATCTTTTATTATCTAATATTTCTGCACATTGATCGTAATTTTTGTAAGGTAGAAAGGTTTGCATTATTTTAATGGCTCCCTAGTTACTAACACGATTGCTCCATTCATTTCTAAAGCCTTCTTTACCTGAACAACATACTTTAATGCTTCTATCTTTTCATCATGAACCATAGTAGCAAATTGTCTTTCATTTAATTTTATCGTAAGAAAATGTTCGTTGTCAATAACCTGAACCTTAAATCCTTTTGGGGCAAGAATAGAATGAAAGGCTCTACGCATATCGTTTGTATACATTATTTCTCCATTGTTAAAGATTCCCAAGTTGTTGCCCAACCAGTCTTGCTTCTGTGGTTGTTAAACTCTCTTGATATGTCTCCACCTTCTAAGTAAATACCGCCCCAAATTCCCCACTCTTTATTAGAAATACCAACCGCAAAGCATGTTTTTCTAACTGGACAAGAATTACAAATAGAGTCTACAGTTGGTCTAACGTTTACATCTTCTTCGTATTTATCAAAAAATAAATTATTTTCAAGACCCAAGCAAGCGGCATTGTCTTTCCATAAGTGCTGTTTCATTTAGGCACCTACATCTTATATTTGTTAGGAATATCCCAGCCATTACGATTCAGTTTAAATACTCGTTGTGTGTACCACTGACCTTTGACTCTTACACCATTAACCGCAGTCCTGCCAGCCTCTGTTTTTTTACGTTCTGCAACATCCCAGCCAACCCAATCAAGCATATAGTTAGATGAAACTATTTTTTCCATTGTTTCTAATTTATTAATTATCATACTTCCCCCTAGTATCTAAAGATTCCTACTTCGATATTTTTAAATTCAGCAACAGCAACCAGTTTTGAATTAGGTTGTTTTGGCTTAGAAAGGAATGCAAAATAATTAACTGTTTCCATGTTTTCTTCTATCCAAGATGATGCTACTTTATAAAACTTAATCTTACGACCTCTTGCTTTCATTCCACGTTCTGATAAGTTACAAAACTCAGAAACAAAAGAATTTATTTTGGCAGGTCCAATAGAGTATATTACGAACTCTTTGTCATCTTCCTGCATTGTAGACAAGGCAACACCCATAGCACGAATGAAGATGTTGTAATCATCAAAGTCGTTCGTTCCCTGTACTGCCACTATCATTTTTATTTCCATTCTTTAGGCTATCCAATATGAATAGCATTTTATCAAGATCTCCTTTTGATAATCCGTTTGTATTTACTGGCTTTACGGTGTGTTTTTGAATTTCACCGTTTACTGCCTCTGCAACATAAAACGTATTATCGGATACCCAGTATGCCTGGCTATCTAAGAATATAACTTTAATCATACTCTTTTGTTTTCGTTTTGTCAACTGAGAAGGGCGTTCATCTTCGTTTAATAACTTGATAGAAAAAAAATATTTCAATAAACTATGTATATCGCTTTGACGATACAGTGTTTTTGAAAAATTTTTTTTAGCCCTTTTCTTTATTACTTTAATTATAGCCCAAGCAATAGGCAATGTCAAGGCTACTGCAATTAACTCTTGCATATTTCTCCTATTGCTTAAATGTTATTTTTTTTCTACAACAGTTTTTGTTGCTGGTTTTGATTCTTGAAGAGAAATAATTCTATTTAACTTCATCTGTAGTTGCAATACGCTAAACTCAAGATCTGATGACCTTTGTTTATAATAATTAATTAATTGCTTTAGTTCTTCAACACCCAAATCTTCCACTTTCTACCCCTTTCTTAAACTGAATGGACTACCTACCCAAGCCTTTTCTACTTTCTTTTTTTCTCTTTCTACGATTGCACGGCTCCATGAAAATCCTGCATCGCCACCCCAAGCGTCCCACATAATTCTTCCATTAGATGGAAACTCTGGACCATCAAAAAATCCTTTACCTTTTTTATCTACTTCATGACGAGAAAAAAAAGAAAACATTCTTTTAACAGTACTAAGAGACATTGCTCTGCCAGCAACTATATCTGTTGCTCTACCCCAGCCTACTGGAGTTCCAGCACCTGTTGCTTTACCGTCTTCTTTCCATTTTAATGCACGACGAGCAGCAGCCTTCATACCAGATGTAGGGGTATATGTATCTTCAGCCATTGGTTGTTCCTTTATTTTGTTTTTTTTTGTGTGGACCTAAATCTGCTTTAATGCTACCGTCTTTTCTTAAACGAACAATTCTGCCATTTTTAATTTGCATTGGATTAAACCCATGACTTGAATAATAAGAGCCAGACGATCTGTTAGCCATTATTTTGTAAAGTTCTTTGGATCTAACAAACCACCATCCCAGATAGTTTTTGTAATTTCTTTTTCTGATTTATATGTTCCACCACGACGTTTATATTCTTGTACTACCCAAGAGTTTGCAACTGCTGATGGATAAACGTCAAACTTATCTTTTGCTTCTTGTATAATTCTTGCGTATAGACGAGCATTAGATGGCTCACTTCCACCACGACGTGGCTTAATAAATTCATCATAGTTTGGTTTTTTTGCTTTGTCCATGTCATCTTCCTCTTCTTCATCTTCTTCATGCATTGTTTTATCCATGCCAATATTTGATTCTAAAGATGGCATTGCCATTACTTCGGATGCTTTCATACCAACAAAATATTCTGTTTCTTCTAATCCGCCTTCTTCCATTTCAAAAAGTTGAATTAATAAAGCAGGTTCTTCTGCTGATGCAGCAAGCGCATATTCTGATCCAGGAAAACCAAGCATTCCATCTGTCATTACATGAACAACACGACCCACGTAAACTTCGTCATCATTTGGCGCCATTACCATGTCGCCTTCTTTTACCATTGCTTTACCAATGTTTCCTTCGCTAATATTAATAGCATAAATTTGACGGGCAGCAGCACCTCTAGTTTTATGACAGCCCATTACTGTACCGTCGTCTTTTACGGCAGGATAACCGTTGCAACCGTACGAACCCTTAGAACCTACACGATATGGCATAATATCTATTATAGCAGTCTTTAACGCTTTAAAAGCCTAATTACTTCAAACAGGTTCCAACGCTCATGCTTAGATAGTTCATTTATACTGTTAGAGTCAACAGCCTTTTCTGTCAGGGTAATTAAGGGATCCTTGGCAAAAAAGTCTATATTAATAAACCCTTTTTCCCATAGATTCATAACGTTAGAGTTAACTTCATTTAAATGCTCGTTATAAAGGTTTGGCATTAACTTTTGTATTTTAGGAGTGAAGGAGTACAGCAATTCTCCACTTTCCTGATCAATAGCCACCGCTTCAAGACCACCGTCTAAAATAAGTTTTTCAATCATTTGATCTTCCTCTTTACTCATTTGCTATAAACTCCTCCAACTCTTGTCTTGTTTTTGCTCCAGTTATACGATTAATTTCTTTACCATCTTCCATTAATATAAAAGTTGGAATAGACTTTATTTCAAACCTTTTAACAAGCAGTTGTTCGTAGTCAGCATCTATCATTTGAAATTCAAAACCTTCTTTTTTCATGTCTTCAACAATGGGCTTTACCTTTTTACAAGGCTGGCACCAGTCTGCTGTAAAATAAAATACGTTTTTCATTTTCCAGACTTGACTCTAGCCTTTTTCAATACTTCAAAATCTTTAACTTTTGTATCTCCTAGATATCCCCAGGCATATCCATCATTAATCATCTTATCGTTTAATGATTCGGTATCACCATTTACGTATATCCAACCAAGAATTCGACCATACTTTTCTGATGAATTCATTTTTTCAGTTTTAATTACAACGGACTTAGCATCTTTAAGATGTTTTTTTAAATAATCTTTAGACTCAAGACCAAGAGCCTTTTCTAGTTTATCTGTTGTACGTGACTCTGGCGTATCAATGCCAGCCAAACGAACACGGGATGCAAATAAAATATCAAAACCTAAATCAATAATTACATCAATTGTATCTCCATCAACAACATTTTTTACTTCTTTAACAAAATACTCATACATTAGTTTGCACTCCCAATCGCTTTATTTTCTACAAGTCTTTCACGCTCATCAACAACTGCATACATAAAAGCCATCATTTTTGTATAGCCTTCTGGATTATCTACAATTTTATTGTAATGGTGAGAACAAAATAATAATTCTCCACTTGCACCCACAATTTTTACATAAGCCTGCGCTTGACAACCATCGCATCTATCATTTGCTGTCAGAACCCACTCTTTTGGTTTAACGCTTGGATGATCTTTAAGTATGTTTGTCATATAAGTATTATATCTCTACTTTCTGTTATCCGTTGAATAAAATCCACTACCGTTAAAAATTGCAGCAGGAGCGCTCCAAAGTCTTTGCATAGATTCACCACAACACACAGGATATCTGTCTTCGTTGATTGATTTTTCAAACTCAACTTGTGCAGAACAAACGGAACATTTATAGTCGTATCTAGGCATAATACTAGTATACCATCAAGCAGTTATTTGTGTCAACCTAGAATAGGTTCTAATTCTATGACAGTTAGCACAAACCACTTCACATTTTTGAATTTCTTTTAATATTGCTTTCCAAGAAAATCCATCGTGAACCATTCTTGATATGTTGTATTTTTTATCTTTAATGTGATCAAAGTCAAGAACTATATGGTTATTTTCTCCGCAGTCAACACATCCACTTGCCTGTTTAATTTTGACAAGTTTTCTTTTTGACTCTTGCTTCTGTCTACTTGCTAATTCTTTTTCAGTCATAGCAATACTATTATAGCAAAAAATATTAGCCCCATACAGGGGAAATGGCACGAATAGCCAGTATATAGAATAGGTAACTAATCCATCCTAAGACCTGTATGGGGTTTATCTATTTTACCAGATTACTTTTTTGCAACCCTTATTGTAACTTCTTTTGGCTTTTTATCTTCTGGAACAATACGATCAATGTCAATATGCAACATTCCATCTTTCATTTCAGCCCCAGTTACTTCCATGTATTCACCAAGAGCAAAAGTGCGAGTAAATTTTCTACCAGCAATTCCCTTGTGAACAACTTCTGCATCTGTTACTTCAACTATTTCTCCTTTAATGATTAAGGTTCCGTTGTCTACGGATACTTTAATATCATCTTTAGAGAATCCAGCAACGGCTAAGGACAATTTGTATGTATCCTCATCTAATTTAAGAAGATCATATGGAGGATATGATTGTGAATTTACTTTATGTGCTGTATTTAAACGACCCAACTCTCTGTTGAATCCAATAAAAAAAGGATCATTGAAAAGATCCATTGCGAACTGTGTTACCATTTTATTCCCCTTTCAAGCGAATAAGTTAATGTATCCCCCGTAGGCAGATACAATACTATTATATCAAACTTTTAGTACCCCCAACGGAATTCGAATCCGTGTTACCGCCGTGAAAGGGCGACGTCCTAGTCCACTAGACGATGGAGGCTTGGAGCAGAAAACGGGACTCGAACCCGCAACATCTACCTTGGCAAGGTAGTACTCTACCAATTGAGTTATTTCTGCATGCGGTTCCATGTTCGAAATTTATGGCAATTTGAACATACCAATTCACATTTTTTGATTTCATCAAGAACCTGATTAATTGTTCCAGTCTTAGATAAACGTGAAACACTTAATATTTTGTTATTTTCTATATGATCATATTCCATAACATAATATGGATAAAATTTATTGCAATCAAAACATGGTTTAGATTCTTTTTCTTTACGTACATGCTCTTTTATTTTTTGCTTATAGGTTTTATTTTTTTCTTTAACCTTTTCTATATTTTTTAAATAAGATTTATGTTGCGCTTCTTTTTGTTTTATTGGATCTTTATATGGCATGGTTCAAGTATACCATAAGATTAGAACCTGCTGGTCTGGTAGGACTCGAACCTACGACTTAGGAATTAACAGTTCCTCACTCTGCCAACTGAGTTACAGACCAAACCTTTTACTTTAAGATATCTACAACTGTATTATTTTTATTTGTAGTTGAAGTAGCAGCAACTGACTTTAAATAATCATAAGTAAGTTGGTAGTTACCTTTGTAATTTTTTGCCCAATAGGCAGCAAATGCAGCGGTAGCAGCAGAAGTTCCTGATACAGAACCAGTACTTAAATCAAATCTACCTAATGCATAAAAATCAACCTCTACTGCATCATTACTGTAATTTTCTACATTTCCAAAAGGACTAACTGAAGATATTGCAACTGCATCAGTTAAACACGCTGGGTAATCAATTCGTGACTTATCCCCATTGTTACCGCTTGCAAAAACAGAAGCGACTCCAAGAGTTTTTAATGTTGCAATTGATTGTTTTAATCCAGCATCTTGTTTTGCTCTCATAACACAATAGTTAGTTCCTGTAAGTTGTGGCTTATGACCAACTGAAGCAGAAACAGCAACAATATTAAACTTAGTTTTATTTTTTGCTACCCAGTCAAGTGCTTGCTTAACAGTACTATTAGCATTAGCAGCAACCCAAGCAGGACCACCATCTCTACCTGCAGGAATAATCCTAATAAAAACAATATTTATGTTTGGATTTGTTTTTACTGCCACCTGTGCTACTCGTGTACCATGTGAAAAAGTACCAACGTTAGTTTGTGCAGTTGTTAGTGTTGCTGATCCTGGACCTTCTTGAAATGTTTTTTTGTTTGGACATTGCAACTCTTCCATTAAGCAAACCTCATAGATAACCTTACCTTGTAATTCTGGCAAAGTTACATCAATACCTGTATCAATTATTGCAATTGATGGATTTGTTTGTGCTTGTACTGGTTGTAAAAGTGTTAAACCAAATACCGCAACGATTACTACTGCTATCTTTTTCATTCCCACCCCTTTTATTAGTTATCTTTTATTTTAATTACTACCTGACAAGGGTCTCCGCCCTCTTCCCATTCTTGTGCTTCTTCATCACTCATGTAAGGATCTCCCTCATGAGTATTGCAAAACGGTTCTGTTACCCATCCCCGCTCAATTCCATTATTTAACCAAATCTCAAATTCATCAAGATTTGATGCCTCATCTTGTATATCTCTTAAGATATCGTCAAAATTTGCCATGTATTAAGTATACTATTAAATGCTTACCACGTCAACTGGACCCATGCAAGATGGGCTAAACTTAATAGCAGCACTTACTGCTCCTACAACTCTTTTACGAGGATCCTTAGATTTTTCGGTAGCATGTAAATATCCATAAGCATACTCAGCCCCAGACCCCATTGCCAAATAATCTAAGTTGTATTTAGATAAAGACATATCTACTGCATTATGCTCATATATTTGTCCTCTTACACAAATTATTAAGCCAAGATCAGCCTCTTTACCAGTGTCAACCCACCAATCATTATAAAAATTTTTAAGTTGTTTGATAAACTTAGTTTGCATAAACTTGTCTATGTCCTTGATGTCTGGAACATATGGATTAAAGTTATACCTAATTCGTTCTCCGTCTAATGCCCCTGCGTATCCAAGTAAATATGGACCAAGTTTCCAAACCTTTGGCGCTGTTAAAGATAGGATTGTATTATCATCAGATGCACCACGATCACCAGCCATGTAAACTTTACCCTCGTGACGGGCTACAGCCAAAACAGTCATACAAGATCCCCTTAGAGTATACCCTTTAAGTATAGCAAACGATTATTGCTTAGTCAAACACCCTTTATTTAATGGTTTGACCACATTCTGAGCATGTTTTAGGTTTATTTTGAGATTTTTTAACGGTGCCTGCAGGGGCAGATCCAAACTTAGGTCTACCAAACCCTACAATAGAAATCATTACACCTTTTTTATTTTTCTTATAGGCACGAAGTTTTTTACAAACTTCTCCACCATTGCGTTGGCTACCTTTAGGATCTCCAGATGTATTGCCTTCTACACACCAAACTGTTCCATCTTCATTGTCTTTAACAACAATTGCTACGTGAGATATTCTATCTACCCCGTCAGATGGGAAATCAAAATATGCAACATCTCCTGGCTCTGGATCTGCAACATCTACATCAATCCATTGTCCAGCCTTTTTAAATGCTGCTGCTCCGCCTGGAGTATAAACAGTATTAGGAACTTTTACTCCTGCCTCGTTTGCACACCAGTTAACAAATGATCCGCACCATGGTTGAAAATCTGCCTTGGTAAACTTACCGTATTTAGTTTCATTATCTTTTGGACCTTCTACCGTACCAACTTCTGCTAATGCTACTTCAATAAGTTTTTCTGCTGTACCCTGCTCTGCCATAATTATTTATCCCAATCAACATCAACTGGTTGTTCTTCTGGCATAGCCCCATCTGGTTTAGATAATCTACGTGCCTTAGCATCATCAATCTCTGCTTCTAATTTTTTATCTGCCATTGTATTTTTGGCATCAACTTCTTTGTTTGCAATCTGTGCTGCCATAACATCTTTAGCACCAGATGAACCAATTAATAAACCAGCAAGTGTTCCTGTAATAAATGTTGCTACTGATCCAAGGACATTAAAAAACATTTTATCATTTTCTGATTGTCCTGTAATTGGCTGTGTAACAAATATTAATGCATACATAATTCCTGTTGCTGTTATAAATAAAATAGATCCTAATGTGATTCCTAGGATAAACTTTAATCTTGCATCTAACTCTTGAGGAGTTAATCTTTCTTTAGCCATTTGTTTTTTCCTCCACCTTTTCTTGTGATGCTAAATCTTCTGGACATGCTCCATTAGCAGTACAAATTGGTGGTTTGCATTCTGCTGATTCCCAGTTTACTGGGTCCTGACATGGATAGCGATAATGACCGTCATACCCGCAGCCAGTTAGCCATGTGGCTAAAACAGTTGAGAGTAGGAATATGCGTATTTTTGACATATTCCCATTATACCAAACTTATTCGTCTTCTTTACGAATCCCTATGGTTGCAAACCATATGGCTACTGATACTAGGGTTACATACCCTACTACCGTCTTTGCGCTACCCTCTAAAACCACCCATGCTACAAAGAAGCCCAGGAATGTAAAGTTTTCGTTTAGGGCTGCCATGCCCCATTCTTTGAACTTTTTCATTTTATCTCCTTCTTCTAGGTGCAGTAGCAACAATTAATTGACCAGCAATTACCGTTACAACTACAATATCTTCTGCTTTTTCACGTTCTGGAATAGACATATCAGCGCCCATGCTAAGTAAGGCTTTGCCCAACTCACATTTTTGCTCTTCTGTCAAACCTTCAATTGCCTCATCTGGATTAAAACAAGTAGCAACTGCTCCTAATAATGCTGCTGGACTTTCTAATACAAGCAGTGCAGATGCTACCTCTGCTTGAATAACTACGGGGTTACCGTTTGCGTCTTCTCTTACCTCTACTGGAATTGTAGGAGGAAGATCACGATATTCAAGTCCCGCCGATTCTATGTTTGCAGCAGTTACTGGTGCTCCTTCTGCTGATTCTATCAATACATCTGCAACTAAATCTTTTTCTGCTAAAGTAAATTTGCCGTCTTCAGATAAGGCTTCAGATAAATTAACAACTTCTGCAGTTGTTATTTCTCCATCTGCAGAAAGCATTTCTGTAATAAATTCTGCTTCCGTTTCTGTTAATCCACCTTCTGATAAAGATTCAGACACTTCAGCAGCAATCTCTGCAGAAACCTCTCCACCTTCAGCAATTGCCTCTAGTACTGCAGAAACCTCAGATGCATCTAAACTACTATCGCTAATTAAATCAGTAACAACTTCTTGAATATCTTCTACAGAAAGGTTTGCACCACTTTCTGATATTTCCTCAATAGAAACTTCACTTTCTTCAAATACAACCTCTGCTTCTTCTGCAGGAGTATCAACTGGTTCTGTGTCTATTGGCTCTGTATCTACAGGTTCTGTATCTACAGGTTCTGTATCAACTGGTTCTGTATCAACTGGTTCTGTATCCACAGGCTCTGTGTTTATTGGCTCTGTGTCTATAGGGGTTGTATCTACAGGTTCTGTGTCTACAGGAGTTGTGTCAACTGGAGTTGTATCAACTGGAGTTGTGTCTATGGGAGTTGTATCAACTGGAGTTGTATCTACAGGGGTTGTATCTACAGGACCACCACCATTTAAATTTGCACCTTGTGGTGCTGGTACAGAAATAACAGTATCAGTATATTGACTTACAGGTCCAGACCAGTTAGCAACTCTAACAGTATAGGTAGCGCCTTCTGTCAAACCACTTAACTGAATAGATGCAGGAGCACCATCTGTATTATATGTTCCACCTTCGTATGGATTTTCTGCATCTGGATCATCTGTTATTACTTGATAGAACCAAGTGTTTGCTGTATATCCTTCAGGTAGGGATGGTGTAATAGTTGCGGTAGTTCCTGCAACAATTGGAGTTGAAATTATTGGGGCAGGTGTTGGAATGTTGTTATTAATTGCAGTAACTAGTTGACTTGATTTAGTATTTAATGATGACTCAAGAGATGTCTTTGTTGATACCGCTGAGTTTACCGTATTGGTTAAAGATGTAGTATTAATAGCATTTATATTGGATGTGTTTGTTGTATTTTGTGCAACAACTGGAGAGAGACTTTGATTTAGTTGAGTAATTGTTGCGTTTGCTGCATCTACTGCTGCTTGAACTGTTCCTGTATTTGGATCTACATACGGAGTAAATGCTGAACCCTGACCTATTTGTCCAGAAAATCCAGTTCCAGAATTTGTATCTGTAATTTGTGTTATTGCCCCATTATAAGTTTCTCTATAATTGAATCTTGCACCATTTGGTATTGGTCCAACAGCACTTACATTTGCCATCCAGGCACCATCATTTGGATTTACATCAGCATTAAATCTTACTTGAACCATTTGAGTAGAAGCATCTTGTTGTGGAAATGGTCTTAAATCCCAAGCAATATCTAAACTTGTTCCAGTAGTTGAATATGTAATTCCAGTTCCTGTGCTCCAAGTAGTCCAGTCCCATCCAGCAATAGATACTGAAGGTGCGCCTGGAGTTGTGTGATAAACCCATCCCTCATTTGTTCCAAATGTTATTGTTGCGTTTGATCCAACAAACACATTATTATAAAGAGTTCCACCCATTTGCATTCCGAATGGAAGATTCATTTGAACACCAGCATCGTCTACGCCAGCAAGTACATTTGTAGTAGTTCCAATAGTGGCTTGTAAATTATTGACTGCTGTTTGAGCAGCATCAATAGCAAGGTTTGCCTGAGTTAATTCTGTTTGAGCAGTTGCCTGTGCTGTAGAGGCTTCTGTTTTTGCAGTGACTACTTCAGATATTGCTGTCTGAGCCTCTGTTATTTGTGTTGTTATATTATTTATGGCGGTAGTTGCAGTAGTTACTGTAGCCTTTGCATCTTGAACTACCTGAGAACTTTGATCTATTGGAGTAACAGATAAATCAACATTACTAATAGTATTAATAGCAGTTTGAACATTATTTATTTCTGTATTAGCCAAAGATATTTTTGATGTTATTTCTGCCGTGACAGATTGGGCTTGGGAATATTCGGTTTGTGCTTGTGTTACCTCTATCAAGGCATTGTTTGTGGCTGTAATAGCCTGCTGGACCTCTGTTGTAGCAGTAGAAAGAGCAGAGTTAACTGCCTGTTGAGCAGGGCTTACAACAACCTGCTCTTGATTTTCTGTAGCACCAGCACGATCTGGAGCCATAACTCCAAAAATTGTTACGCATAACCCTACCCCAAAGGCTAATATTAGTCTTCGTTTAAGGTTTGTCAATTGAGTGGTGGTCTCCTATGTGTAATTATATTAGTAATTATACCATTTTTTAATCATAAAAAAAAGAGGGTAGAAGTTAATCTACCCCCTAATTTTATTAAGAAATTATCTCCTTGCGAGGATCAATTTCTGTAGTGCTGCAATTTGCTTATTGATTGTTGCAATAAGTGCAACGATTGACTTCAAGATTTCAGCATTGGAAACCTCTGCTGTGCTTGGCGCAACCTTATAAGAAACTACCTTGGCAGAATCTGTTGCTACGTATGCAGGTAGATCAACTACTGCATTGAATGCTCCAGTATTATTGCCAACGGTAAACTGATAAGTTTTTGATCCGTTTGCAAATGTATCTGTTGAAGTTGCTGTTCCAACTAGTGTCATTCCACCAGCAGAAACTGCCACTCCTGTTCCAAGTGTTGCTGCATCATGTACCTTAGCGCCTGAAATATCAGTTGCAGATACAGTTAATTTTGCAATTTCGCCTGGAAGGTATGATTCCTTATCAAACTTTGCTGTGTACTTATTAACACCTTGACCACAACGAGCATCAAACTCATTTGAGTAGATAACTGTTAGATCTGAAAGTGTATGTTGAATGCGTACCTTTGTTGATCCTGATGTAGCAGCGCATGTCCAACCACCAGTTTGTACTGCTGTAGCAGATGATGCTC